TTTTCGCCTATCAGTTGCTGTGCTTTCTTAATTTCACCTGCGTCAATGTAATCTTGTAATCTATTCAGCTCTTCATCTATTTCATCAAGTTGCTGCTTATACAATACCGACTGTCCGGCAATAATTGTGTTTTGTTCGTCTATTGCAGGTTGGATGCGAGCTGCCGCTGCGTCTATACGTGCTTGCTCGCCGTCTATTTGTACTTGGATTGTATCGTCTGTGCGTGATCCTGTAGATTCTAATGCAATGATTTTGTTTTCACCGCGCTCTATGATTGATTTTTGTCGTAGAACTTCTGTATCGATGCGTTCAACTTGTGCTACGCTTTCGGTGCTTTGTGCGGTTTGTTCTACGTGCGCTTTGGATAGGAATCCAAATACACCAACGCTTGTCAGGATCATTGCGATACCGATTGCGCTGCACATACCAGCTTTTATTGCCTTGCCTGCTGCTCCCCAATTCCAATGGATCCACGCTACAGAAACGACTTTACCGAATTCAACCACAGCTCCCATTATAATAATTGGAATTACTGATGCTGCGAAGATAGCTGCAAGTCCTACAATACTGAAGTATGCAGAAACTGATGATATGGCTAACGCCGCTATTGCTAATAAAATTGTAAATGTCATAAACTATAATCCTTATGCTATTTATCTAAATTCTAGGCCTTTCTATTTAAATCTAGCCCATTTTCTTTGAACTTTTCTCTCCAAGAGAAGAAGTGTTTGTTGTGATTGCCGGAGTCTAAGTTAATTTCCATTTGCCATTTATGAACCATTTCGTGTGCTAAAACGTTAACAAAATGCAATTTATTGGTGAATTCTGTGTGAATATGCAGGTGCAAGGGAGGGTTTTTTATTTCATCGTCATACGTTACACAAGCCCAAAACTCTTTCATGTCTTTAATGACAACCTTTTCAAACGGAGTTAGAGCGTTGTCAAATATATGTGTGTTGATGATGCGGAACCAAAGTGCGATGTAGATATCGGTTGGAATGAATTTGTCTTTTTCTTTATGTATACTCTTTATCAGATGCATACATATATTTATTCACTCTGGATATGGCGTATTTAATGTATCGAATGTCTTTAGTTTTTCTTTGCAGTCGCCTGTCATAGTTTCGTATGATTTACGTGCTTCTAATAACATTCTCTCTAATTGTCGTAAGTGTTTTCCTGCCTTTGCTAAATCATCAAATTTATCTTCAAGCTCGTCTCCAATTAATTGTGCTCGCTCTTTAGCTTCTTGGTCGTGCATATGACTTATCAGCACTGCATTCTCAGTTTGTAATTTTATTACATCATCGAATAGTTTTGGAATGTCGCCAACGTATTGCCAGCAACCATTCTCATAGCGTTGTAATGTGCAAGCATTTTGAAGGCGCAGATCTCCATTACTCGGCTCAAATATTAATTCTTGTTGAGCTTCGCCGAATTCAGATAATTGAAATTTAGGCACTGCTTCCGCCTCCGTTCACTTTCTTTAAGATTTCAAATACTTTGTATTTTTCGTATAATGTGTCATATGCGAGCTCTTGCTCTTCTCGCATAAACCTAAGATCAGGGTAAAGTTGTTCAATGTAATCAGGTGATAGGGTTTTGCGATCAAATACAATTTTTTGTATTTCATCTGATGATAGATCTTGAATTGCTTCTTCATTAATCTCGTGCCAGTTCTCGCCATCGAACACTCGATAGACGTATCCCCATGGTCCATACGGACCTTTAACTATTTGCCCTGCTGCAGGTTTACCTGTCCCGTCATAATAATTATGGCCGTAATTGATAGTTCCCATTATGCTGAATCTTTAAGGGCTTTAAATGTTCTTAGTCTTTCACGGAGCTCTTCATATGCTTCCCAAGCTTTCTTTAATTCTTCGTAATCTTCCTCGAGCGCGTTGTCTCTGCGTATAATGAGTACTTGGTCTTCTATTGCTGACAGTCGTTTTTCTGTAGTTTCCTTCAAAACGTCGAAGTCGGTTTTTGTTGGGTAATTTTCAGTCATCTCAACACCATTCCACTGGAACACTGTGTTTCCAGAGTCTAAGCCCATATCATTAGTAATAGTCACTGTGTCAATAGCTGCGTTGAGTGCGTCAATTGCGTCTGAAGAACGAGATTTACTCACGTGTTCCTTCTACGTATGCGCAGTTTGATGGAGTTTCTCTTACAAGAACTTTGCGGCAATGAATGTCGCGGCTGTTGTCGCTGTAGTAATCCGGCAAGAAGATTTCGTTAACCCACTCGTACATAAATGCTGCTAATGCTTCGCAGCCTGTTGCATCAACTTCGATAAGTTTGCACAATCCTAAATTGTACAGATTGCGAAACTCTTCTATATGTGGATCATCTAATGCTACTAGCATTGTGTGATCGAAATGCTCTTTTAAGAAATCCTTAAGCGGACGCATTGCACCAAAGTCAACAACCCAATTACGAGCGTCAAGTGTGCTGCATTCAAACTCAAAGTAAAAGCTCATCGCATAGCCGTGTATTGCGTTGCAACCAGGAATCTCGTCGTGTGTGTATTTTGATCCGTCAGGCTTGCCACTTTTGCGGTCTGCTTTCCATTGTCTGTAAGCGACTGATAGTCCTTCTTCGGGACCATATAGTTTTGTTGATATGTAATTTGTTACTGCCATTTTGATTTACCTTTTATTTTGCCTGTTGCTATCATTCGATCCATATCCCAACACGCAGGATCTATATGAATGCCAGATATTAAACGAAAAGTAGCTATTAAAAGCATTATCATTATATATCCGGTTACGATTGCGATTGCGTGGAACCAGAACCAACAATGTTTCCAAATTGGGATATTTGGAAAAGTTTCAACTGTTGGGCGAGGCGCCATTATTTCTTCTTAGTATTCTTTTTGATGCCGTTCAAAGTTAGTGTGCCACCGAAATCTGGGCGTTTGATTGGCTGTTTGGATTCGGTTCTTGCTTTATCTTTTGCGTCTTCTAAAGTTTTTGGTTGTGTCATTATTTCTTATTGTTGTTATTATCCAGTTTGTTCTGGTAGTGTATTTAGCTTCACTTAATCAGATCTGTAACTTTTGACTTCATTTTGATCTTCTGCAAGCGGCGCTGTTCTGCCGTATAATCATAAATCAATTGATTTAGTTCATCGTACTCCATTTCATTTACTTCATCGTTCTTCATAGCTTTCTTAAGCATAACCCGATATTCTGGAATGTCTTCGTCGTATCGTTCTAGATCATCTGTGATTTCATCGTAATCGTATGTTGAGATTTCTTTTCTATTGTCAATCACATTGAACGCAGTGATTAAAAGGACAAAGGCTGTAATCATACAACCAAGCCAAAAGAGAAAATTGCCAAATAGCTCATCCTTTGTCTCTTTAACCCATCGATGGAATTTTTCTTTGTTACGTATGTACAGATCGAACGTGAAGGTGTGTTTAAGAATGCTGTTCATTATTCCGACAAATTTTGAAGTTTAAGTTTGATTGATTTTGTACGCGCATCAGCTCGAATGCTATTTGCTGTAACAATCATATCCAGTATATCAATGAATTCGCGCTTGGTTATTACAGTATCAGCCATCGCATCACTTATTGCTACTGTCAAGCCAGGATACTGACCAGGATACTGACCAGGATATTCTGACCAGCGTTCTACCGAATCGTATTCTCGACCGTCTATTTCGGCTGAATAGTAAGTGTGATCGAAATAAACGTGCGAGGCATATACGAGCGCGTATACAACCACACAGAAAACAAATACTGTAGTTAAAAAACTACGAATTGTTACGGGCTTTTTCATAGTTGCTTCATTCATTTTATGTACCTTCATTAATTAAATGTGTAGCTATCTTTTTGAATAGCCGTTTAAGAACAATGTGACCTTTGTTAAATGCTTTTGTGTATTCGCAAAGATCTGTAATTTGTTGAACCCCTTCAAACTGAAGCATATGTAAAGCTTCATCGCCAAAGCGTTCGGATAATTGATATGCGATGGACAGACCGTATGCGTCTATCTCATCGTAGTTGCCTAAGTATTCTTGTGTGCGGTTTGCAGCGACACGATACTCAGCGTACACTGGCATATTGTCGCGAGCTTCTGCTTGCTCTCTGTGTTTGTTTTCGTGTATTGAAACTTGGGCAAGTTCTAGTGCAAAATCATCTACCCATTTTTGGTTGGATTCAAAACCATTTTCAATGTCGTGCGCTGAGAAGCTTATTTTCAGCTCGAAGTCAAATCCAACGTCGGGAACGTATGCGCCACCAATTGCGTAGGCGCCGGCATCATATGTGTAGTGGTCGATTTCGATAAAAGAAGCAATTTCAATGGCGACACATAAATCAATGTCGTGGAAACTGCCTAACAAAGTACGGCGAATGTATTTTGGCGTAATTACCTTACGCTTTCCTGCTTTCACAGCCCATTCTTTGATTATTTTATCAATTTCTTCCTTCATTCTAGTATTATACAGGGTTTTTATGGAAAGGTCAAGCGGTTTTTCGAATTATGGGCATCGATCTGCTGGCAATGCGCAGTCTGCATCTAGCACGTATGCGACCCACTGTAGAATTTCATAATTCCACTGGATCAGTGTCTTGCTATTTACTGGTGTGCCATTACCATTTTCTTTGGTGTCGACAAATACAATAGTCCGGTCAGGTCCTGTGCGAATGGATGGTACGTCTGCTTCGCCTGGACCAGCTCCACCTGTCATATTTGTCTTTGTGAAGAATGATAGGCAAGGATCATCTGTTGGTGGCATCATTAACACGTCTTCGTCTTGCTCGTCGCTGCCACGAGGTGGCATTGATATGTAACTGCTTGATGCAGTCTGTGATCGTAGATCGGATATTGCGCTTGATGGCAGCATAATCGAACAATTGACTGCTTGGATTGTGCTGTATCGCTCAACAACTTCATCTTCAAAGTATACAATTAGCTCCCACGCTGTACCAGCAGAAACTACTGACAGTGCGATGGAATTACAAATTGATCCTTGGAAATCTGAATCACCGGATACTGCGTATTTGCTACGAAAGAATGTTCCGCCTGCAAACAAGCGTGATCGCGCTAAATCTTCTTGTGGAAGTGCTGAGGCAGGACCTGGAACAAAATCTGGTTCTCCTTCAAAGCAAGGCGAACAATCAATTACGTCAGCCATTAACAGGTCGTTCCTTCAATGCGGCAATCAGCATTTGGTCCGTATGGAACCCAATACTCTGTATCAAAGTTCCACTGTACCATATTATCGGATGATGGCCAACCTAAGTTTCCTTCGTTATCAATTTCTTTTGAGTTAGTAAATAGAAGAGATCGTTCTGGACCAGTGCGTACTGCTGGAACATTTGCTGCTGTTGGTCCTGTAGCACCTTCTAAGAATGTTGGTCCCGAATCTTCTAAACACGTTGGATCTACACCGCGATCATTAACATCAACGCCTCTTACTGGCATTGATATGTAATTGCTGGATGCATTTACTTGTGTACGCAGATCATCTATTGCTCCACCATCGCCTACGGTTACTGGCATCATTCCGCCAATTACTTCGCCACAGTTGTCCGGCTGGAGTGTTGTGGTGTAACGTTCAACTTCAGCACCTTCAAAAAATACAACCATATCATATTGTTCTACTATTCCGTTAGGAGCTACAGAAACAATCTGTATGGATAATTGATTGCAAAGTTGTCCTTGGAAATCGCTAAAGCCACCTAGTGCTAATTTGCTTCGTGCGAACAGACCAACTACTTTGATATAAGTTTGGTCTGCTGTAAGTTGTGAGGTGTCTACGCTGTAGACAGTTGTGTCGCAAGTAAGGTTCATTACTGCGCCACCAATTCCACCGCCAATGCGAGAACGGCTTACGCCAGTTGTTGTTAAATTTGGTGTGCCGTCATTTGGATCGTAATCCGGTTCGCCATCATAACAAGGCGAGCAATCTAATTGAGTAGCCATTATCCGTCCGCCGTTACGTTTGCTGATCCGCCTGTAATTGTACCACCGTGTGGAGAGGATGAAGGACAAGAATGTGGGATTAGCGGATCGCCGACTCTAGCAACAGGTAAGCCGTTAGCAAACACTGTACCCGAGCCGCCTGAAATAGTAGTAGGAGGAGCTCCACAAGGATCTCCTATTGTACCATCTGTTATTCTTCCGATTGGTATTCCATTCGCAAAGACGTTGGCGCTACCGCTTTTGACGGTGTCGCCGCAACTAAATGGATCTCCTATACGTGCTACTGCTGGCATAACAGTATTTATATAATAATTTTCTTGTCCGGTGTGACAACGTGTACTGTGCCTGTCTTCTGTGCGTAACCTTGAAGGAATCGTTCAGCAGTTTTTACAGCCCACAATGCGTGAGTCTTTTGAAACTTAACCTTTCCTTCCATATCACCAGAAAATACAACATCAAGTAAGTCCATACCTTTCTCTGACATTGCTAATGCAAAAGCATTTTCGATTGTGTAATGTGTAAGATCTTCTTCTACGAAGGTACACATAATTTCTTCTCCAAGAATATTCTTGATTGTTATGATGTCGCCTTCTTTAAAGCTCGATCCCGAGTTGATTAACATTGATTTGTTCTCCTATCATTTCATTGATTTGTTCTTTTGAATGTTTTACTAATTCAGTATAGCCGCCTTCAAACAGTAGGTTATCATCTTGATAAAATTGAGGTACTGTTCTATGACCTTCTTTAACTAAAAAGCTGTGGGCCATTGGGTTCTTTGTGATGTCTATTGCATCGAATTCTATTTCTAAGTTGTCTAAGTATTGTTTTGCGCGTTCGCAGAAGGGGCAGTTTGGTTTGCTGAATATCTTGATCATTGATGAATCTCCATGTATTTCATTCGGGTTATTTAGCGCGGCGGATGTTTCGTATAAAGGCATATATTTAATTTAGCTAAAGTTTGATAACTATAACTTAAACCCACCAAAGTCATCCGACTTAGCATCCATATCAACCGCGCCAATTGTGTAACTGGAGATTGCTGTCTCTTGCGGTGCTACTTGTACTTCACTTCCACTGATCCACTTCTCTGTCCACGGTAGCGGATTGCTACCGCCTGTAAACGGAGAGTCAATGCCTGCTGCGTTCATACGCTTGTGCGCAATCCACTCAACGTATTCTACCAGCAATTGTTCGTTCAAGCCAATCATGCTGCCATCTTTAAACAAGTATGACGCCCAATCCTTTTCTTGTTGTACTGCTTCCAAAAACATTTCGCGCACTTCGTCTTTGCATTCTTTTTGAATCTTGATAAAATCTTTGTCGTCTTGTGGAAGTAATTTAAGCATTGTCTGTGTGAACGCCAGGTGCAAGTTCTCATCTCTGCAGATCATCTTGATGATCTTTGCATTTCCTTCCATCTTCTTCAACTCTGCAAATGCCCAAGAACAGGCAAAAGATACATAAAAGCGAATTCCTTCAAGTGCGTTAATTGCGTTGATGCATAGCCAAATCTTCTTCTTCAGTTCGTACTTTGACATTGTCTCGCCGTCCGGACCATAGCCACACGCAGCTCCAGTAGGAGCGTCAGCTTCGCCGTGAATTAAAAACAAACGTCCATATTCCATTAAGTCATTATAGTAACGCGAGATAGCTTCGCTGCAATCCACAATTTCTGGAATGTCCATAATCTCGTCTAAGATTTTGCCAGGATCAGGATACACGTTGCGCAGAATGTATGTATAGCTCTTGCTGTGAATGGTTTCGTTAAACGACCACAGTTCAATCCAAGCTTCCAGCTCGGGCAATGTAACAAGCGGCAACAGTGCTAAGTTAGGACTACGGCCTTGAACACTGTCAAGTAACGTTTGACGCTTTAAGTTGCTGGTAAAGATATGCTCTTCGTGTGTTGTAAGATCTTTGAAATCTTTTTGATCTTTTGATATCTCAATTTCTTGCGGAAGCCAGAAGAAAGACAATTGTCGTTCTGTTAGCTTGTCAATTACTGGATATTTCATTTCCTCGAAGCGTTGTATGCCTAGTTCTTCGCCTAGGAACATTGTTGTTGTCAAATGCTTCTTATTGTTCTTATTGAATACTGTCATCGTCTGGTGCCCATTGTTTTTGCATTTCTTTGTATAATTCTAGTGCGGTCACATTCCCGCCTTCAATGTGTATAGTGTCATTCGTTGTGTCATACCAAATCGTGCCGGGTTTCTTCCGATCTTTAAAATAATTGTAAATTGCTCTTTCTATTTCAAACATCATATATCGCAAACGTAAATGGTTAAGTCAGGATACTTCGCGAATATTGTTTCATAAACTGGCTTAACTTCGTCCTCCCATGATAGTCCGCCAAGTCCACAACCGATCTTAGCTACGTAGACATCTTTATCTTCGTCAATTGCAAGCTCGCATAATAAATGCAGGCAAGCTTCAATTGCTTCTATGCTAGCATATTTTTTATCACCCGGACCGTAGTATTCTTGCGTGTAGCAGTTTGCTACCATTAAGTTCTCGTTTAACGGTACAGTTTGTATGGATCCTAATAGTTCTTTGCCTATTCCATTGTTGAAAAACGCAACAGCAACTTGCGGCCAGATTTTTTTAATAGCTCCAGCAATACCGGAACCAAAGCCACCTTGGCAATTGCAGCCATGTGCTACAATACCGTTTTCAACAGTTGTTAAGTCTCTAGTTATTTCGAAATGCATATTTTTCTTCGGTTATTAAATTGTACAGCTATCGCAGTCGCCGTCGTCGTCGTAGCCTTTGAATTCGATTTCTATGCGTTCATTTGCTTCATTTAGTTTTTCGACGTCAATCTCTCCTTGCCCATCATACGTGTTAAAATAATAAAGGGTCTTCAAGCCGTATTTATAGCAAAACAATACGTCCCCAATCATTTCTTTCATACTGATCATGTCATTTTCGTAATGCTCAGGATTATAGCTCGTATTTGTGCTTATAGATTGATCTATGTACTTCTGGAGAACCGCTACGATTTTTAAGTAACCTTTGGGGTCTTTTTGGTCCCAAAGTAGATCGTATTTGTTCTTTAAGTGTCTAAATTCAGGTACAACTTGTCTCAAAACACCGTCTTTACTTTGCTTCACGGAAATAAATCCGCGCGGTGGTTCAATGCCATTTGTAGCGTTGGTAATCTGCGCTGAAGTTTCTGCTGGCATAAGTGCCATTAGTGTTGCGTTACGAATGCCGTGTAATAATAATTGCATCCGAAGTTCATTCCAAGGCATACGCTCTTTGTGTGGCACTAGTTGATCTACGTCTTTCTTGTACGTGTCAATTGGAACAATGCCCTTGCCATACTTTGTGTGTTCATTGCGCGTACACGGACCTTGTTCTTCTGCTAAGTCTGCGCTTGCTTTGATTAAATGATATGACCATGCTTCTGCGTACTCGTCTACAAGCGGCAGCGCATCTTCGTCGTACTTCAAATCGTTCTTGGCCAGAAAGTATGCGAGGTTTATGATGCCAACGCCCAGCGGCCGGAACTCCTGTGTTGCTAATTCTGCTGCTAGCATTGGGTAACGCTGATGGTTTAACAATGCATCTAATCCACGAACTGCTAGCGTACACGGCTTGGCAAATTCTTCCGGAGACTTAATCAAGCCCCAATTTATAGCTGACAATGTACAAAGTGCTATTCGTCCTTCTTCGTCGTTAATGTCCTGCAACGGCTTAGTAGGCAGCGTAATCTCTACGCACAAATTTGATTGACGTATTGGAGCTTCCTTCTCGTCGAAGCTGCTGTGTGTATTAGCGTGGTCGACGTTCATTAAGTACAAACGCCCTGTTTCTTTTCGCTCTTTAAGAAATTGTGTGAACAGCTCTATCGCAGGAATCTTCTTTTTGCGGATGCTTGTTGCACGTTCATATTTCTCGTAGAGCTCCTTAAACAGATCCTGGTCGTTAAAAAACGCTTCGGATAGACCGGGGACATCGCTTGGGCTAAAAAGAGTAATATCTCCGCCGCTAATCAAACGTTCATACATCAGTTTATTGAATTGTATTCCGTAGTCGATATGTCTTACGCGATTGTCATCTGTACCTTTATTATTCTTTAGTACAAGGATGTCCTCAATTTCATAATGCCAAAGTGGCATGAATAGGGTTGCTGATCCTCTGCGTACACCGCCTTGCGAGCAAGACAGAACTGCGCTTTGGAACATTTTAAAAAATGGTGTAACTCCTGTGTGGTATGCTTGTCCACCGCGTATAGGACTCCCTAACGCTCTTAAATTGCTTGCGCCTATTCCAATGCCAGCTCGCTGCGATACGTACTTAACAATGGACGAATTCGTAGCGTTAATGCTGTCTAAGCTGTCGCCTGTCTCTATTAACACACACGAGCTGTATTGTCGCTGTGACGTCCGTACACCAGCCATTACAGGCGTAGGCAAGCTTATATAACCTAAGCTAGTCATATCGTAGTAATCTTTGACCCACTTTAAACGAGTCTCTTTTGGGTACTCAGCAAAAAGCGATGCTGCGATCATCATATAAGCGATCTGCGGAGTTTCTAGCTTTTGCTTTGTTACACGGTTTTGAACAAGATATTTTCCACGCCATTGCTCCATCGCTGCATATGTGAAATCCTCGTCACGAGCGTGTTTGATGTATGCGTTCAACTTGTCCCATTCCTCATCGGAGTATTGGTCAAGTATTTGCTCGTCGTAGAATCCAAGGCCAACATTCTTTTTGACTACATCAATTAGCGGCCAAGGTTCATACTGATTGTAGACTTCCTTACGCAAATGATAGTTGATTAAACGTCCTGCGACGAATTGATAGTTAGGTGTTTCTTCTGTGATTAAATCTGCTGCCGCTTTGATTAGCGTTTCTTGTATATCAGCAGTGTTGATTCCTTCGTAAAACTGAATGTGGCTTTTGATTTCTACTTCACTTGCGCTAACGCCAGTAATACCGCGAACGGCTTCGAATACTACTTTGTGTAGTTTTTCGAGGTCTAAGGATTCCTTGTGTCCCTCGCGTTTGATGACATTAATATCGCTCATGTATTGTTCTCTTTATTTATATTTGTTGATCTGTAAATCTTCGTAAGAATATTTATACTTTACTCTTAGGTCCGTTGATAAATCATTTCGGTTAACTACTTCGTTGTACTCAAGATTGAGTATGTATTCACCGTCATCGAACCAAGCTGTGTGATACACATTGGTATTATTTATATCTCGCAGGACCGTAATAAAAACATCATTGAATCTATCGGACGATAATGTCAAAGTGTAAACCATTCCGAGCGTTATCGAAATATCATCATAATGATTATAGTGTGTTAGTTCCCAAGGATCTGGCCAGTCCGCTAACAGATCTGCGGCTAACCATTGATTTGATATTGGAGCTTGACTCCAAAATATAGCCGTTTCTTGTACTGCTTCTTCCTTGCTCAGAGAACAGAGATGCTCCCTAAATTCACGCCATTCAATTAGGCGATCTTCTGGACCCAATGCCCACATTAGATTCTCCTATAGAGTTAAATTATACTACTGGTATTGCTAATACGTTGGTCAAATGTCTGATAGAGTAAGTAAACGCGCCGTCGGTAGTTGAAGTATTATCTAATGCATAATTAACTGACACATCCGTTCCATCGTGTGTTGCATTAAATGATAAACCTACGTCATTTGCTAATTCCATGAAGTCGTCCATTAGATCAACTTCGTCTGATCCGCCAGTTGCTTCAATAGTTATTGTTAGTGTTCCGATTCTGCGTTGTGCATTGCCACGAGTAACTTGATAATCAATTACTGCGCCGTTGTATTTCGCTGCTGGAAGTACAATGCCAGTTGCTGCGGATGTGTTGTCAGCTAAACGTATAACACGTCCTGGTTCAATGTGCAACGAACCAAAAAAGATTTCAAACGGTGTAATAGAATATGAGTTTAGTGCGTTAGTGGTAACACGTTTGAACAGCAAGTCATCTGCATCATCACGATCAAATGTATCACCTATGCTGTAACAGTTTTCATAAGTTGTTAGATCTAATGGTGTGCTAAGAGGGTTTGAATCTCCTGCGTCTGTGTCGCCAAATATG